ACTGGATGCGGTTGCCGTCCCCGCCCAGCGCCTCCACTAGGTTCGGTAGCGCCTGAAGCACCATCACCCACTCGGCCAGGATCGTCTTCGGGTTAATCACTGAGAGTCTGCCCGGCCCGCGCCATCAGCGAGAGTTCGACCATGCCGTACGGGTCGGGCTGGCGCACGCTGGTCACCACGAACTGCGATCCCCATGCAGTCACCCAATCTCCGCGCTGCGGGAAGTTCGGAAGGTCACCAGGATTGACCGAGATCTCTTCGAGGTTGGCCATCGCGCCAGATTCCTCGCGCACGCGTGCGTGGCGGATAGCGGTGATCGTCATGGAATCGCCAAGGGCCACACCGGCTTGCACGGATTGATACGCCACCGGCTCGCCGAAGGTCTCCTGCATTATGGCGCTGACATCTGCGTCGAGGGTGGCCCAATCGGACATACATTAAGGATGCCGGGCGGCGCGACGGCCGCCCCAAGTCGCGCGGCTGCTGTTTCGCCTAATCGTTGCTGGCGATGGCGTAGAGCGCCCAAACCTCGATCTGGCCCGCTGTGAGCGGCCCGGTGGCGATGGTCACCGAGATCTTGCCGGCGGCCGTCATCTTGAACGGCGTCGCCGCGCACGCCGCCGCCAGCACCGCGTCGAGCGACAGCGACGCCTTCGCGGTGGCGACCAGTATCGACGTCGCGCTCGAACCTGCCGCCGTCCCCACCGCCAGCGTCGCGGCCCCGGCTGCAGCCGCGGCCACCGTCGAATTGATCGCGCCACCGAACACCACCGCGTCCTTGGGGATGGTGTCGGAGTTCGCCGGCGTGCAACTCGCCCCACCGTCGACCGTGAAGTCGTAAAGCGCGTGCGCCACCTTCACGCCGTTGACCTGCCCGGAGAACCCCGGCACACCGAACAGCTTGACGCGGACCGTGGCATCGCCGGTCAACTGCGCCTTCTCGGCGTTGCCGATGAGCAGGTTGGCCCCGACTGTACTGGTCGCCACTTTGTTCGTGTCGTCCCAGTAGACCAGGTCGCCCTGGGCGAAGATGCTGGTATCCTTCGCCAAGTCGAACACGCCGACAACCTGGGCCTCCATGCTGTCGCCCTGGCTCTGCGTGTTGACGGCAATGCCGAAGATATTGCCGATTTTGACGCCCCCGCCGGAGGTGACCGCGTAGGGCGCCGTTACCGTGAGGGTATCCCCTCGATGAACATAATTCTGCATCGATTTTTCTCTCCGTTCTCTTCCCTTTGGTGGCGTCCTATGCACCGGCGTTCTTCTGCAGGCCGCGGAAGTCCAGGGCCGCCGCGCCGAAGTCCATGCGCGCCTTGATCTCCACACCGTCCACTTCGAAGCCCTGCTTGGTTTCGATGTACACGCCCTGCTGTCCTTCCAGGTAGCAGTACTCCGCCGTGTCGATTTGCGCCGGATCCGCGATGAGATACCAGGCTGTGGTCCCATTCGTCGCGGCGTCCAAACGTGGCTCGACCACCGGCACCAGGCTACGCACCCACTCCGGCACGACCCTGGTCGCATCGGCCGAAGCAATGTTGATCGGGTATACGAGCTGGAGCATGTAGGTTTCGAGCGCCGTCGGGACGGCGATGAACCGCGGGATGAGGTTCAGAGGAGTGCCCTGCGGTCCCTTCTGCAACCGCATGGCACCGCGCGCCTTGCCCAGGGCGGTCAGCGGAACGGCGTTCTGCACGGTGTTATCGATGCTGCTGGCGGCGCCAGTCAGCAGGTTGCCGTGATTGGCGTGGAACAGCGCCGTGGAGTTCTTGTCGCCGGCGTACAGCGCCGCCGGATTCGACGTGATGATGCCCCAGACAGTGTTCGATTCCAGTTGCGCAGCCGCCACGCCGAGCAGAGCCGGAACCCGGGTGAACGCCTGGAGATCATCGTTGATGATGACCTTACGGGTCAGCGCCACGATCTCGCCGTAGGTGCCGAGCGAGTAGTTGATGTTGTTATCGGTCAGGTTCGCGCGGTGGTACTCGCCCTTCTCGTTCAACGGCTGCAGGGTCGGCGCATCGGCCAGCATCACGCGGTTGATGGGCTTGAAGTCCTGCGCCGTCACTTGCCGGCAGAAGGGCTGGAAGGTGCGCGGGTAGGCCTCGTAACCCTGGCGCAAGGTCTTGTTGGCGACGTTGGCCAAGATCGCCGGAAAGTCGGAAGTCGATTCCGCGCCGCCCATAAAGAACTCCGGCCCGCGCGAGGGGCCCTGGAGCGCCAGGTCGGCGATCCGCGTGACGTCCATGCCGCGCGGGTTCACGCCCTTGAATGCCAAGTACTCCTTGGCCATATCGATGAGTTTGAAGTTGCGGTACTCCCGCGCCATGTCGGCGGCCCGTTTGTGCTGCTCGGGACCGCAGCCGTCGAGATACTCCCCGAGGTCATTGCCGTTGTGGTCGCGGCGGCGCGCCATGAAGAACCGGCCATCGGCGCGCAACAACAACGCCATCTGCATGCAGGCGAGCTGCTGCTCCATGCCGTCGCGGGTCCCCGAGCCGCCGCCCTCGCCGCGGATCGGGAACTGGTCGCCATGCAGGTTCAACTCACCCTTCTCGGCGAGTTGGGCGAACAGTTCCTTCCGGGCCTGATCGGCGGAAATGCCCTTGCCGATGAACTGGCTGATCACGGCGCCGTCGATGCTGTATTTGGTCGCGGTGGCGCGCAGCGATTCAATCTCGCTGACCCGCTCCCGCTCGACCGTGACCGCTTGCTCCCGCGCTGCGGCCAGGTCCTGTTCGTTCGTTCGGTCCTCTGCGCCCGCATCCTGCGTGGGGACTTGTTCCATGGCAGGTTTCTCCTTTTGTGGGCTGGTTGCCCGTAGTGAATCATCCGGTTGCGCGCTCAGAAAGCACGTGTTGAAATCGGCCGGCACAGTGCATGGCGAGATTTCAAACGGCTCCCAGTCGGTGGCTTTGAACATGCCGATCTCTTTGTCGTTCATGTACGGCGGCTTGCCCTCCGGCATTCCCTCGGCGCGGGCGTCGACCTTTTCGCGCTTGTAGACAAAGGTTCCGAAGCTGAGATTCTGCAGGATGCCGGCGCTGGCCTTGCGGAACATCTCGGCCCCGTCTTCGTTGCCGAGATCGAACTGCAACGTGGCCATACCCTTGTCGCCGTTCGGCCAGGCGCGGCGCACCACGCCTACCTGGGCGCGCGTGCCGACCTTCCCGGCCATGAGCGATTTGAAATCGTCGCCGGAAAGGTGGTTGTCGAATACCGGCGCGCCGTTGTTCAGTCGGTCGAAGCGGCAGCCCTGCATGTCCAGTTGAAGCATGTAGGGTTCGCCGGTGGCGCGATCGATCCTGGGAACGGGAGCACCGCTGTACCAGACCACGTCGATGGTTCCGTCCTTCGGGTTGGCCGTGCTGGGGAGGATCTGCGCGTCGGCCGAGAGGACCTCGGCGTAGTACTTGGGCATAGACTGTTCTCCTGTTTGTTGGGTGCGTGTTTTGCGATCAGTTTCGATAGAGGCGGGAGGTGGATTCCCAACCGCCGGCCGCCCGTGCGATCCCGGCGGCGAGCAACTCTCTCGCCATCCCCAAATCCTCTTCCGACAACGCCGTGAGTTTTCTCGGCGTGGCGGGAGGGGCCTGGCTCGTCGGTGTCCGCTCCTCCGTATTCGCCGGCTGCTCCTGGCCGCGCAACGTGGTGTTGCGCGGGTCCGAGTCGAGAATGATCTCGAATTTGTCCAGCAGCCGGTTGAACAGGGCGATCTGTTCCAGTTGCGTGGTGGGATCGTAGCCGTTCTCCAGCACCGCTTCGAACCACGTCTTGCGGCCCATCCGAACATCCTTCAGAACGCCCTCGGCGTCCTTCACCGGATCGACCGACTCGAAGCGTGGCGCGGTCCACTGTACCGTACGCAGGTTGATTCTCTGGTCGTTGGCGGCCGACCGCGGAATCTTGCCTTGCAAGATCAGGACGTCGATGAAACGCCGCCACACGGGCATACAAAACAGCGGAATCAGGGTTAACCAGCGGAAAGCCTCGACCGTGTTGCGAAAGCAGAGCGTGCCGCCGCGCCAGGAGGAGTAATTCACCTGCGACATATCGCCGGTGCCGAGTTCGTAGGGCAGGCCGATGCCGGCCATGATGCCCTGCAACTCGGTCATCTTGTACTCGCGATAGCCGCCGGCCGCCGGCGGATTGTTGAACTTGACCTCCTGGCCCGGTTTCAAGTACTCCACCATGCCGGGCTGGAAGCTCTCCGCCAGCAGTCCGCTCGAGGGATCGGTCCCAGCG